AAGCTTCTAAAACTAAAGCTTTAAGGTATAAATCTTCAGCATCTAATTCTAAAGTTCTAAGAATTTCTTCAGCACGTTTATCTATCATTTCAGATAAAATAACTTCAATATAATTAGCTGATTTTCCTTTTACAATTTTACCTTCTATAATAAGAATTAATTGTATTTTCTTATCTAAAGACAATTTAGCACATTCAATAACAGCTTTATTTTTTAAAGCTACTTTAGAGGCTTTCATTTCAACTTCTTCTGTTTCATCAAATAACACATGTGTAGCTCTTGGGAATTTACCTTCTTCCCACTCTTTTAAAGAATTTGCTACAAATGGTGAAGCCTTACAAATTTTATAACGTATAAAATCTAAAGGTTTTGTAGTATCCAAAAATTGTGTTGAATTGAGAAGTTTAACATATGCTTGAGGACCATCCCAAAATTCATGTGGCTTATCAGTTTTAAAAACAGGTGATAAATCTTGTTGAAGAATTTTACTATACTCTTTAACTTCTTGCGGTGTAAGACCTGTAGCATACTCATTTTTAGATGTATCTATTAAAGCTCTAATTTTAGTAGGTCTTGCAAAACTTTCCTTACCTTGTTTTCCATGCCATTTAGGTATAGGTAAGGGTCTAATTTCTATTTTACTCATATAAATGATTTTAATTTAAAAAAATTTCTTATGCAAATATAATACTTTAATTACAAATAAAAAAATATGGTTAGAAAAATCTAACCATATTTTTAATATTTATTATCTTAGTTACGAGCTAAGTATAATTGACCACAACGTGTTGGGTCTGTAATTTCAATGCCTTTATGAGCTTCTATGTGCATTTCATAGTAATCTCCAGCATGTACAGGAGTGCTTGCTTTACTTGAAGGACCATAAGGACCATACATACCACAAACATATCCAAAAGCATCACCATCTTTTTTCTTTTTAAGTTTGATGTTTGAACTATTAGCATCACCACCAAAATCTAAGAAAGTGAATTTTTGAGACTCTACAGGGAAACCTGTAATAGGGTCTATCTCTGAATTTATTTCTCTATCATCATACAATGGGTTATGGATTAACTCTAAAGTTGCACCATTAGCCATTTTGTATTTAGTGAATTGATAACCAAATGATAGTGCATTAGTATGATAAGGAGAAGAAGCTTTCTCAACAAAATTATTAGAAACTTCAGTTAAGAAACCTTTTTTAGCTAACGTATCAGTTACAGCTCTGTGGAATTGTAACATACCATACTCACCTGTAAATGCTTTAATGTTTCTACCTTCACCTGGTTTTTTACGAGAATAGAAAATATCCATCAAATATTCTTCAATAAGCTTCGCAGTCAATACTGAATAAGGTTCACGATGAGAATCTTCTAATTGCTCTTCAAGACCAGCAGAACTTCTTACAGGGCGACCTGTAGAACCAATAACTGTATTAGAAGAACGAGAATACCATATAGCACGTTCTAATTCACGATACCATTGACGTAAGAACTCAACCTCAGCATAACGAATCCAAGAATCATGTAACTTACCTGTTTTATCAGGAATTTTAACAGCTAATACCGCAGTTGAAGCATAATCAGTGATTTTATACTGTTTACGATATTTAGTTAAACGGTTACGGAAACTCATAGTTGTAGAGAATGTAGTAGAACCACTTTGTTCTGCACCTTCTTCATAGTTAGAGAATAATTTACTCCATTGAGTTCCAGGTGTTAAATAAGTAGGAGCTAAGAAGAAATTATCATCATCACTCATAAGACGTACAGTGTAAACCCAACCATCTCCTTGACGTTGTGGGTCATCAACAATACGTACTTGATAGCGTTTATCAGCAGCTCCAGGAGTGATAACATCACCAGGAATAAACCAATTCTCATCCAATTTAATTTGGAATGTTGATTTGAATTTACCAGGAGTTGTGTTTGTAGGGATAATATTTTCTACTATAACCAATGGTCGAGTATCAGCACCTTTCATATCCCATTCCCATTCTAAACCATCAATAGTTTGTTCATTTTTAGAACCCATCAATAATGACAACATCGGGTTATCAGAATAGTAATTTTGTGCCGAGAAAAGTGTATCAAGTACACCCATCATTTTTTGTGGTTGGATTAACAGAGCTTTACCTAAGTGGTTTAACTCAGTCATATTTGCCATCCAATCCATTTCTTTAACTTTTAAACTCATACGTCTAATTTTTAATTATTAAGTTTGTTTTTGTGTTTATAAAAAATCAGCTAAACTTCGTGGTTGTGAACTTCCCCTACCTTTAGTTGATGGTATTTGTTTTCCTTTTTCAATATTCTCTTTAACTTTTTTTGTAACTTTAGTTTCAATATTTTTTACAATATCATTAAATTTAAAATCATTTTTTAAAAGTTTAGCAATTAAAATTGCTTTTTTTTCATCTTGTAAAGCCATATGCAAATCACGTTGCATTTCTGTTATCTCTATACCACCATCAAGTTTAACTGTTTTTTCAGTCATATAAGAAGGTATAACCAACTTATCTTGTGGTGTTATTGTAAGACCTTCAAATTCTGTAACATCTTTTATTAAACTTGTTACTTTCTCTTTATAGGCTTTACGTATTTGTTTTTCCTGTAAAACAGATTGTTTTTGTTTTTCAACTAATTCAGCCTGTCTTGCTCTTTCTGTTTGAGCCCACTTATTAAAATGGGCTTTAGAGATTTTTTCAAGTTTTCCAGAATCTATTAAATATTGAATATGGTCTTCAATATAATCATCATCATACCCATCTTGTTTCAATTGAAATTTAGTTATAGCTATTTGATTATCTTCTACATCTAAATCCATGTCAAGTTTCAATCCTGTTTCTACAGGTTTAATCATTGTTTCAATGAACTGCTCTAATGACCCACCTTTTAAAACAAACTTATTAAGCTCTTTTACTGAATCAGGTAAGTCTTTAAATAATTCTTCAATCTTTTCATTAACTTTCATTTCAAACCCTTCTTCAAGGATTTCTTCTGCAAGGTCTTCTGTTAATTCTTCTCCTTCATCAAGGTCAAAATCAATAAAACCTTTTTCTTTTAGTTTTGAAACAATACCTACAGAATTTAACTCAGTGTGCAGTGTTTCAGTGTTGACCACTGTTTTATCTTCCTGAGCAGAGAAGTTAAACCCATCCTCTTCTTTTTCTTCTGCTTTTACTGTTTCTTCTTCATCTTTTTTCTCTTCCTCTATAACCACTTTAGGTTCTTCAAAGAGTGAAATGTCCTCCCAACCAAACTCATTAATATCTTGAGCAGATTGTGTTTTTTGTTCTTCTGTCATACAAAGTAAATTTAATTATTAATAAATGTCAAGATTAAATATTTAATTTTAAAAGATTCCCTATTATTACGTTTTAGCACTTTTTTTCATTCTTGCAATTTCTAACTTTTCTTTTTCAAGTTTTAATTTCTCATTATCTTGTTTCTTTTGATGCTCAAGTTTATCTCTATCTAAAGCTATTTTATCTTGCTTAACTTTCATGTCAACTTCTCCACGCATTATCTCAATAAAATCATTTTGTCCATCACCATCAATATCAGCTTTAGGATTAAAAGAAGCTCCAATCAAAGAAGCCTTAGCTATTTCTGTTTTACGTCTCTCTTCTTCTTTTAGGACAGTAAGTTCTATATTCATTTGATGTTTTTCTCTCTCAAACTGTCTTTCTTTTTCAGATTCTTCTGCTTGAGCTTGAATTTGTTGTTGTTGTATTTGTTGTTCAAAATCTTTTCTTTGAGCTTCAGCTAATTTTAAAGTTTCTTCTGCTTCAACTATACCATCTTGACGTATAACAGAAATAACATCAGAAAGTTCAACTTTTTGATTTTGTAATGCTGCATGTGTTAATTGACGTATAACATCTTTAGCTTCCTCAGCTTTAGCAGAATTAGAAACAAATACTCCAAGTGTTGCATTCTCTAAAATTAAAGGGTCAATAGTTAAACTCTGTTTTGACATATCATCAAGAATATAAGATAACTTTCTTGGCTCTTTATTACTATAACAAACTTTAGCTGTATTAAGTAAAGCTTGTAATATATTTCTTTTTACAGTGTTGTGTAAATCAAAATAAGGTTCTAATATATGAGAACTTTGAATTAAATTTTGTCTTGTATTTGTTACAGCCTCATTTGGGCCAATCTGACCTTCAACTGCATCTGTAATTCCTACAGAAATACCAGCTTGTTTTCTTAAATATTCTGCAAGCTCTATATATTTTGAAATATCTGAAGCCAAAGATAAATCTATTTCTTTAGCTATAGTATTTGCATCTTGATAACCTTTACCCTCTTCATCAGGGTTAAAATACATAACAGGTGTTGTTTCTAAAAAGTATTGCCATTTTTTAATATCAATCTCTTCACTATCTGGAATAGCATTAATATTCATTAATATCTTTTTACCCTTATCTGAAGCAAGTAACATCTCTAACTTGTACATTACAATATTATAGTAATACTGATAAACTTTTAATCTATCTACTAAAGATGTAGGATTAGAATTAACGCAATCATGAATAGCACCATAATAAGGCAGCTTAGCATTATAAAGATTATCCATATCAATAAATTGTCCTGGAATAGGTTGCATTTGTTTATAAATATCTGTACCTATTTTCCAACACTCATACACTTCAGGAATCCATTCTACGTCTATAGCTAAATCCCCAGCTTCACGGTTTAATTTATAATCTTCAGAAACTAATATAGTTTGTGGTTGTTGTGTTTCTTCATCTATATAGGTTAAAAATTTAACCATTCGTAATGATTTCCAAACACAGTGTAAAACACGGATAGTATTATCTTCTTGTTCACCCATCATTTCTCTACTTGAAAACCAACCAGAAGATTGATTAACAAACTTAGAATGAGCTTCATATATTTTTTGTATTTCAGTTTTAGTAAGTTCTTTATTAAATTGACTAATAACTTGAGATGGAGACATTCTGTATTCACATGCAGCCCATTCACCGTCTTCTATAAAAGTCAATTCCCCATTTACATCACACGTGAATCTTAAAGGATTAACAACTTTCACAACAGGTTCATTATTAACAATACCAACATAGCAAATCTCTTTAGCAGAAGCTATACCGTGAAAAAATATCTCATTAAATTTTCTTGGTAAATCCTCTTTCTGGATAAAATATTGAAGTAATTGATTACCTAAAACTTCAGCAGGGTCTTGATATTCCCTCGCCATATACTTTTTAACTTCTTTAGGTGTTAAAGCTTTTAATTGTTCTTCAACTTGTTGTGTGATTTGTTGTTGTTCTTCTGGAGTAAGTTCTCTTCCTTTTGTTTCTTGTGCAGCCTTTATTTCTAATTCTTGACGAATAGGAAGCATAATTTGATTTATAACATACTGTCTTACTAAATCAAATTCTTTTTTTTCACGCTCTGTTGTAGCTTCTGGATTAACAGCAATAACATTCCAAGAAAAAGGTCTTTTCATTTCCATACCTCTAAGAACTTTAACCTTCCCTGAAATAATATCTCTATTAACCATCTTAGCTGGAAGTTCTCCTACTTCAGCACCATAAGGTTTACAAACATACTCAAATTCTTTAAGGTCAAGGATATTGTTGATAATGTCATAATTAACTTTCATCCTTTTAAACTCTGAAACAGAATTAATTGAAGAATCAAGTTCCATGTGAAAACTGTCTATTTCATCAGCTTTCATTTTATACCACTTTTTATCAAAAGCATTTTTCTCTGCTGTAGATAAAAGTTGGTCTTGTATTTTATTATCACTTTCCATGCTTATAACAATTATTTTTCAAAATTACTACTTTTGATACATATTTCCAATTAAAGATGATAGTTTTTTTAATCTGCTATCTTTTTTATTTTCATCATATTCTGTATTTATAAACTCTTCTTGAACTTGTATCATACACATAAATAAAGCTGAAACTAAGTCAAAATTACCTTTACGATGATACATGATTAATTCTTCTAATAAACGTAAAGAATAAATTCTTTCAAAAACATAAATAGGTTTATCATTTTCATCATAATCTATAACTGTTAATAACCAATCTTTAACATACCTCTCACCAGCATTTTTAAGCTGGTCATTCATATGGCAACCAAAGATACGACTAACCTTTGACTTTTTAATATTCTTACTAATAACACCATCAGGTTGAGCAGCCAATAAATCTAATCTTTTTATTCTTCTAAAATAGTTCTTGGTTTCAGGAACTTCATTCTCATACATGATTTGTGTATTATAGAATATAGCCAACTTCATAGCAATTATATCACACTCTTCAGCAGATTCAGGTCTACCTATATATTCAGCAACTATACAGGAATGGTATAAACTATTTTTATGAACACCCTTATACACTATTATTGATGCAAAGGAAGAACCACTATCCTGTCTTACAGGGTCATACCCTATTTTATATAAACCTTTAGGAGCATTAGATACAGGTTGCTCATATACAACAACACAACCAGATTTATCAGCAGGCAAATTAAACATGCTTGTTATAGGAGTAGCTTTTCTATTCAAGATTGGCTTTGCAATTACTGAATTTCCCTCCATAATTAAATCAACAGGCATACCTTTAGTTTGTTGTAAACCTAAAGAAATAACTTTTGATTTTTGCTTTTCAAGCTCTACAACAGGAAAATTATTCTTAGCAGCACTTGCAAAAGCTTCAGCAGGTCCTAAAGGTCTTTCTTGTATTTTTAATGCTATTTCATTATTAGTAGCACCAGCTTTAATTAATCGCTCTCTCTCTGCAAGTATAACTTGTCTTGCAGCTTCCTTATTAGAATTACCTTGACTATCATAAAATCCTTCTAAGTTTGTATTTATAGGATGGAAAAATCCACAATTAGTATCAGAAGAATTATCATCCCAAATATTCTTGAAAGGTAAAAAATCAAATGCAGCAGGTCTTTTAAACATATCTGCAAAGTCATAAGTACCCCCATCAATATCACCAGAAGTTCCATATATAGTTATTAAACCTGTTTTTATATTACCAGCTTTAACACAATCTTCTGTGGCTCTATATGTTTGTTGTAATAAACCAGGTGTACCAAAAGCACCACCCTCTTCAATAAATACATCTAAAGCATCTTTACCCCTTGCAGCATCTGGATTATCTTTACAGGTTAATGCTATAATTTCGGATTCAAAACCTTTTTTAATCTTGTTACCTGATTTTGAATATGTTATATAAGAAGCTTTAATGTGGTCTTGTTTATTAATCTCATCAGAAGGCATTGCAAAGCCTGTAAAGGTATTTACAAAGTTTATATTATTTAGACTATGAGTAAATACACCTGAAGGATATAAATACTTTTTATCTTCAGCTAAAAATATTGTTAGTGATTTAGGTACAGTAAAATAATTTTTACTCGCTATAGAAGCAGCTTTATAAGAATAACCACGTCTACGAGCTTTTGCAACAATCATGTTATATCCACCAAACAAAAACTCCTCTGCAATTTTTACTTCTAAAAAGAGGTTATCATATAATTTTTTTGCTGTTTCAAAGTCTTTGGTTTCAATTATTTGTTTTATTTTTTCATTGTCTTTAATAAACATTGGAAGTACACCATTCCTTGCAATTTCTCTTGCCCAGAAATAATTATAATCTCCATCCCAAAAGTCTGGAAATTCATAAACTTTAGTTGCTCTATTACCAATAACATCACCAATTTTTTGTATAGGGCTAAAGTTTAGATAGAAGTAATGTTCTCCTGTTATTGTAGCCCCACCAACAGTATAACCCTCTATAAATCTTTTTCTTTGTTCCCTCCAATATTCAAACCAAGATGGAGACCCTGTAGGGTCAGCACAATAGTAACCATGTTTACTAAAATGTATTGCTTCTTCTCTAAAAGCATTGGAATTAATCCATATTCCATCAGAATTTCTTATTGATTCTATTTTACCATTTTTATATTTATCTGCCATACTTACATATTTAAACTTTCTGGGTCAGCAAATATACTAATCTCTTTATTAGCTTTATTCCTTGTTTCTTCAAAAAGTTCTTCTTCAACTTTAGATTCTATAGATTTTAAGTTAGCTAAAACTTTTTCTGTATCAACTAAAGCTGAAGTTAACTCTTTTGGTTTATAGACAGGCATACCTGTTTTAAAATTTCTTTCAGCTAAATTAACTGTTTTTAAAAATTCTTTAATCTTTTCAACAGATTCTTTAACAGCTAAAAAATAAGAATATGTAACAGATGCTTCCATTTGAAATTCTTTAACTTTATTAATTCCTTGCATTATTAAAGTATCAGGTTGCCATTTTGTATCTTTAAATAAATCTTTGATAATTTTACTACTTTTTTCTTTTTCAGAATATCCTTTATAAGGATTAGTTTTTCTCATAGAAGAAATAAACTCTATGTAGGCAAACTCTTTAAGAGCAATAACTTTACCTTTAGATTTATCTCTTTCCCATATTTCTTTAAAAGGCTCTATCATAAGAGTCTCTGCATGTGGAAAAACCACTTTATCGTTTATATCAAATAGTTGTGCCATTGCTACATTTATTACATAATCCATCAGCATTTACTTTTGTGTATGTGCCACATTTAAAACAAATCTTATAACTTTCAAAAAAAAGTTTCTTCATCTTCGCTTTCTCTAACCAATATTTCTTTATCATTGCCATTATTTATATTTTTTAATTCTGTACAAAAATATTTATTCAAATCATAATAGAATTGATAAACAGGGCTTTTTACTTCTGAAGTTTTAACTAATACTATATTATCATTTTTATCCTTTATTAAAATAACAGCTTTAGTTTTTGTTTGATAATCAACTTCTAAAGAGTATTTATATTCTCGTAACAACTCTCTAAACTCAGAAAGTAATTCATGTTTCATATTTAAAGACCGTAATTCTTTTTGATATTCTATAACAGCCTTAATCATATTTTGATTTAAGTTAGTTAAAAATAGTTTTTTGCTTTTATAGAATGGAACTCTTATCATTTTATGCAAATCTGGAAAAGATTGACCATTTTGTTTTACATACTTGAAAAGTAAAATATCTACACCATTTTCTTTTACATGAGCACTATAGTATACATCTATAAAGTTACTACTAATGTAATCTTTAAATTTTTTAATTTCTTCTGGAGAAAAAGTTATCTCTCCTAATTCTAATTCCTTCATACTAAAATTCTTTAATCAAACAGTATGTTAAAAACTTTTGTTCAGTAGATAATAACTTCCATAACATGTATGGTTTATTCATAATTTGACAACCTAAAGACCATGAATTTATTTCTTCTGTAGAGAAATATCTATTTTGAAAATGCTCTTCTAAGTATGTGGTAGTATGTAAGTTAATACCTATAATACCATTATATAATCTTCCTATCTCTTCAGATTTAAGATTCTTGTTATTATCTCTATAATACTTAATTGGTTTATCTTGAACATAAGCAGGTATTTTGTTTTTATGTTTACCAAGTTTCCAAACATCATAATACCACTCATCAGATTTAACAATAGCTGTACCTTTCTTATTTACAGGATTTAGCAAACCAGATTTACCAGGATTAGTTGAACCAGATGTTACCCACTGAAATTCTTCACCCCTAAAGACATAAAACTTATCATCAAATTTATTAGGAGTATCTTCAGTGCTTCTAACTCCTAATACCCAATATCCTTCAGGTATTCTTTTAAAGGATTTTAAAGATTTAACTTTGTCTAACAAAGCTTTATCTGTATAAGGTCTTACACTCATTTTACTAATATGCCTTTTAAAATTAAAAATTCTTTTACCCCATCTTTATAAGTGATTGTGATAACTTTATAAATTTCCATTTCTTCCACACCTTTTAGAGAAAGGTGTACAGGGAATTTATTAACAAAATAAGTTGTTTGTAACCCTTTTGGAGTTATTTTAGTGTTAACACAATTACAACCAACTGTTACAGTTTTTATCCAATCAGATAATGGTCTTACAGATTGAAAGATAGAAAGTTTTTTCTCCCCAGCTTTTACAACACCTAAGTCTATTTCTTTATTAACCCAATTCATTACTGTTGAAGTATTTAGTTTTATTTTTGTACATTAAAAGTTCTATAAGCAAAAAACCACCATCTTTCTTTTGTATTGTTTCTATATTATGTGTCCAACCTTTGATAGGGTATCCTGTTGTATAAAATTTATTCCAATCTTTTTTACTCATCATTTCAGGGTAACAATTTCCATCACAAGACTTATTGCACATCTGTAAGGC